AAGGGCCTCTGCAAAGCCGTCGGGGAGGGTGCTGATAACGCCGTCCAGATCTGCGCTGCCCTCTATGCGGTTACTCATGCCGGTCATATCAATTTTGACCTCTGCGGTGGTAAATCGGTTGATGGCATCCCGCTCCGCTATGTCGCGCAAATACTCCAGCTCCTCTGTGCTCACGCTCAGAGCATCGGCTGCCTTGCCGGTGTTGTCTGCGGTTTGGGCAACATTGCCTGCAATATCGTCCAGAGCAAAGCCGCCGCCGATGTCAGAGCCCGTGCCCGTATCGGTGCCGGTGCCCAGATTAAACATACTGCTCACTTTATTGGCCACGCCGTCACCCCAGGACGCGCCAGCGGCAAAGGCATCCGATGCCCAGCCCTCTGCAAAGGCATCCGCCACGCTGGTGTAGTCCTCTGTGTTGCTGGCAGCGGCGACAGACTTGGCGGCATACTCGTCCGCCTTGGACGTGATGCCGGAATAATCAAACTCTACAAAAGGCAGTTTGTTCAAAGCCTCACAGATACCGGCCACAACGGTCAAAGCGGTGGAGAGCAGATTATAAAACCAGCTCTGCACATTGGTGATCGTGTTGTGGAAAGCTGTGCCGATGTTGGAGCATACGGCTTTCAGCGCGTTCCAGATGCCCAGCGCGATATTGGCCACCAGCAGGCCAAGGTTTTGCACAGCGGCACCCACAACAAAAACACCGCCCGTGATAACACCAAAGCCCGTTTGCGCCACGCCTGTGGTCTTTGCAATCCAGTTGCACAGCGCCACAATGGCCACCACAAGCGCCAGGATGCCCACCACAATCCAGGTGACGGGGCAGGCAAGCAAAGCCGCATTGAGGCCGTACTGCGCCGCTGTGGCGGCAAATGTGGCCCCGGTGCTCATCATCTCTGCTGCCGCTTTCACTCCCTCAGAGAGTGCAATGGCGGAGTTGATGCCGTTGGTGATAAGCCCCACAGCGTTATAGGCCACAAAGGCGGCCACAAGGCCCCACACGATGGGCTCAATCACTGACCAGTTATCCACGATGCCTGCGCCCACGCCGGTGATTATATCAAGTGCCTGGCTGCCCAGCGTTGCCACGGTGGTGAAAGCGTCCAGCGCCCCCTCCACCACAGTATTAAACTGCTCACTGTTGGCAATGGCGTTGAGCTTTGTGAGCACCGGGTCCAGAGCTGTGAGGGCTCTGTTTTGCATACTGGTCCATATCTGTGCCCAGGTCATGGGCATACTCTCAAATTTTGCGTTGGTTTCATCCGCCGCCGCAAACAGTGCGTTTTTGACCACCTCTGCGGTGACAGCGCCCTCCTGGGCATATTGCTTGATGGAGCCCTCTGCAATGCCCATGTAGCTCTCAATGGCTCTGGCAATGCCTGGCGCGTTCTCCAATATGGAGTTTAGCTCCTCACCACGGAGGGCACCGGCGGCCATTGCCTGGGTGAGCGGGAGCATGGCGGCGCTCTGTCCTTGGGCGGTTGCACCGCCTATGACAAATTGCTTGTTGACCTGTTCCATAAAGGCAATGAGCTCATCATTGCCGGAGAAAGCAGAGCCAGCATTTGCGCCCATGCTTGCAATAGCGTCTGCGGTATCCAGATAGGCAGCGCGGGAGCGCTGGGCGGAGGCCATGATCTTGGCCTCAAGGTCACTCACGCTGCCGCCGTCATCCACAATCAAATTTAGGCGGGCTGTGGTACTGGTCATATCATCGGACAGGCCGATGAGCTTATTGATGCCCACGGCAGCGCCAAGGGTGGCCGCAAGGCTTTTGACCTTGCCCAGCATACCATCCGCCAGGCTGGAGCCCGTGCGGATGCCACGGTTGAGGTTTTCCTCCCGCTCTGCGGCTCTCTGGTAGGCATCCGCCATATCGTTAAAACCAGCCGCCGCGCCCACAAGCTCTGTGCGGGCCCGTGCAATCTCGGCGGTGTTTATAGCGTTGCCAGAGGCACGCTGGACCTGCTCAAAAGCATTGAGTGTGGTGTCCAATGCGCTGGTGATCTTTCTGAGCACAGCGCTCATGCCGTCATTTAGGCTCATTTGTGAGCGTATTGTTGCCATAATCTCACCACCCTCCTGGGAATAAAGGAGCCCCTGCCTTGGCGCGGCAGGGGCTCAGATCATCATTTCCGTTTCTTCATTTTGCTCTCAAGTTTGGCCTGGTCCTTGCGTTCTTTCTCCGCTCGGAGGTCAATGGACGCGATCACAAAGGCCCTTTCCTTGATAGGCATATCAAGAAACTTGGACGGGGGCCAGCCATATTTTTGCAGACAGAAATGTGCATAACTGGCCTCCGGGTCCCCGTCCGTTATTAGTTTTTTGCCTCTGCCACCAGCTCGTCATCCGTCTTGAAGCCGTTGAGCTGGAAAACCTCTGTCACATAGTCATCAAACTCACCGCCGATGAGCAGCTTGCCCAGCAGCTCCTCCGGCTTGGCCACGCCCCAGTCATTCTGGAGCTCTGCATTGCCAAGATCAGGAAACACGGTGCAGCGGGCGCACACCTTGGCCTGGAAAGCATAGGTGTCAAGCTGAGTGGTAAACTGGTTTTTCTTGCCCGGCACCGGCACCTGCCGGATGCAGGCAGAGCGGATGCGTGCGTATTCATCGGCAGAGATGCACTGGATTTCCCACTCCATCGGCTTGCCGTCCTCCCCGGTGATGCGGGGAGTGGCGGCGTATTTGTGGTTTTCGATCTGTTTGACATTGGCGTGCATAAAAGCTGACAGATTGCCCATGAGTATTTTCCTCCTTTAGTCGGTGTCCTTACATGTAGGACGGATTGCTGTGCTTTTCGGGACGGGTGAAGCTGTCACAGTAGCCCTCAATGGACTGCTCAACAAAATCACCCTCTGCGTTGAACATGGACAGCAGCACATCACCATCCAGCACACAGTCATTATACATTTTGGTGCTCCGGCCCACGGTGGTGGCAGGGTCATCATTGGAGGTCTGGATGTCAAAGGTAGGCATCACGCCTGTCTTGATAAACTGCTCCACCACCTGGTCAAAAATCTCCGTGCATTTGTAGATGGTCATGGAGAAAGCCAGCGCCACCGTCTGAGCCTTGTGGCCGATGACGGGATTGCCCAGCTTGTAGACCTCCTTGGTGTTGATGGAGGCCTTGCCCTCAAACTCCTTGGCCATAAGCATGGAGTAGCGGGTGCCATCCAGCGTCACAAAGCACTCTGCAAAGTTGGCGCTGACAGCATCCTGCGTGTTCATGGTTGCATCAGGCATCTATTTTTCCTCCTTTACTGAATGATAACGCTCATGTAGAGCTGGGCCATAGCGTTGACGATGTTGAGGCCGTTGATGGTCAGCAGCACCGCCTTTTTCTTGTCACCCTGCTCACACACCACCGTGTCCGTGTCGAAGTCCTCAACGGCGCGGATGCTCTCAAGCTGCTGGATGAGCTTGACCACATCGCCCCACAGAGCGGCGCGGCCAGAGGCATCATTGGGCACGGTGCCCACATAGCGGGTATTGAACAGCACCGCCGTGTCATTGGCGATCTGGTCACACACGCGCATGGTCTGGTTGCTCTGGAAAATCTCACCCTTGGTGTCCGTGAGCGTGAGCAGCGTGTTGATGTCCTCCAGCACCCGCACAACGCCATTGACGTTGTGGAACATAAACTTGCCAGCCTTGAGGGCCGCCTCAAGCTCTGCCTGGGTGTAATCGGTATCAATGATGAGCTCACCGTCATACTTGAAGTTGGTGAGGGACTTATTGACGGCCACGCCAGCCTGTGCGCCGGTCAGCCAGTACACAATAGCGTGGCTGTCCACATCGGTGATGGTGGCATGGGTCACGGTATTCCATGCGCCAATAACGCCCTCATAATCCGTGGTGGAGGGCTGCCAGGCCACAAGTTGGAATTTTGCGCCCACCTCATCCCTCATGCGGGCGGTATAGGTGGCGTACAGCTTGACGATGGTGGCATCCGCCGCCGGGCAGCAGAGCGTATTGAAAGCATAGGCCTCAATCTTGTCCAAAAATGCCTGGTGGCTGTCACCCGTGATGCCGGTGACATCCGTGCCGCCGGTCAGCGGCGTGCCTGCGGTGGCCTCCAGCGTTGCAGAGGTCTTGAAAGTCACCCAGTCATTGGCCTCCAGATCAGCGGCAGAGGCCACCGTCTGAGTTTCGATGCACACGCCGTCAAGATAGGTGCTGACATCCCACATGTCAGCGTCATCCACGTTGGCGGCAATGACAATGGAGATGTCATTGCCGCGCACACCGGGATATTTTGCCTCCGCAAAGGTGGAGGTGGCCTTGTTGGCCCCTGTGCCCAGACGGTAGCAGTAAACCGTGGTGGCGTGCAGAAAAATCTCACGCAGGGCCAGCAGCTTGGGGTGATCGTAGCCGTAGCCAAAAAGGATTTTGCTGTTTTTCTGAAATTCGCCGGAGGTCACAGCAAAAACCTCATCCTCCGGCCCCCAGCTCAAAACAAAAGGAGCCGCCGCATAGCCTCTATCAGAGAGGGATGCGGAGGCCTTTGCCACGCTGGAGAAATTGATATAGCTGCCGGGCAGGACCTTGTTCTGGACCAGCCAGGTGCCGCCGCCAAGTGCCATATTATTTCACCTTGCCTTTCATAAACTTGTCAATCAGCGTGTCCACCTCATCCAATGTGTAGGTCTTGCCTTTGTCCAGCAAAGCGCTGATTAAATCTTTGCGGTTGGCATAGCGTTTGGAGGCGGCCAGTTGCGCCACAGAAAACGTGGCCGCTGCCGCCTGCTCGGTTGTCGTTTTAGATGCCATAGGCTCATCCCTCCTGTGAAATAGTTAAAGTTTCCATGAGCTCCTGCTCCTGCGGGATATAGGCAAAATGGGGGTATTCCAGCAGAACGTGGAGCACGCCGCCATCCACCTGCCACTCACAAGAGGAGGCGTGGATGATGTCCCCCTGCGGTGTGGTGATGCTGCCCAGCAAAAGCGTGAGCTGCTGGGCCATGTCGCTGCACTCCGCATTATAGGGGTGCTCTTTGGGGTAATAGATCACATCCACCGTTGGCGTGCGCCGGTAGCGTGCGCCCACCTCTTTGCTGTGGCCAGCACCGGGCATGATTACGTTGAAGTCACCCGGCTCAAGGCCTTGCTTGACATCCCCGCCATGCACCTGGCAGGACGGGAAAGCAGAGTGCAGCGCAAGGCTCACGCCG